GCCGACCAGGTTAGCGGCCTGGCCCATAGCCCAGTGCGTGGGCGCATAGCCGTGGCCGTTGGGGCCTTCGATCATCAAGCCCCGGTTATCGTCGGTCGGGACGGCGCGCAAGCGCCGGCTACTGACCACGGCCGCGCGGCTGATGGCCCGGCGGGTCTCCATGGCCGCATGCATTTCAGGAAGGGAGACAAAGCGCTCTTCCTCAGGACGGGTGGCCCACTGAGTGTTGGCCTGCATAAGTGTTTTCATCTTGAACTCTCTTTCTGACTTTCTGGGAAACCGGGAAACCGTCCCGGCGGCGGTGTTTGCATTCTACATGCAAACAGGGGAGGGCCGTCAAGCGACCCGTGGATCGTCGAGCAGCTCGCGCGCCCACTGGCGGTATTTCGCGAACAGCTCCGGGAAAGCTTCGAGCAGGCGCGCCTTGTTGTCACTGTCGGCGCGATAGTAGGCCACGCCGATCGCTGCAGCAAAGCCACCGCCCACTTTTTCCATGGCCATTGCCGCGCGCCAGTTCCAGGTGGCGAGCTCTTGATCCTGCTGGTCGGTCATACCGTGGCCTCCATGTGGCCGAGCGCCTCGATGATGCCCTCGGCGCAGTTGTAGATCGCGACCGGGCTGATCCAGGCGCGCAAGTCATCCTCAGGCCGGCCGGCCGCGACAATGTCGCTGCAATACTGGCGCACCGCCTCAAGCACCAGGGCCTGAGTCAGGGGGCCGCCGGGATTCATCACCATCAGGTGGGTGATTTTCTGCACGTTGTCTTTTCTCCGCATGTCAGGCCTCCCGGATGCTAAAGGTCATGTCGTGCATGTAGTCGCGGATTTTGTCGTTCAGGTCGATCGCATCCGTCAGGCGCTCCATGCTGATCTCATCGGCCAGGTCGGACAGGTCGACCTCGCTGGCCAGGTCGGAGTAGTCCAGCACCTCGGACCAGTCGACATTACTGATCAGGTCAGACGGGCTCAGTTCAGCGGCCAAGTTCGACAGGCTGACGCCCTCGCCAATTACCCGCAGTTGGGCGGGGATCAGCTCGCCGGCCAGCTCTGCCAGGTTGACGTTTTGGGCAATAACTGCCATGTCCAGCTGCCCATTAACCAGCTCTTGGCGGATCATGTCCCGCACCATCGGGCGCAGTTGCTCGGCCAGGTCTCTGACCAGGGCCTGCATAAGCGTGTTCAATTCCATGTCTTTCTCTCTTTCTAGGTTGTAGGCCCCGCGGAATGCTTGGCCTGGTTGAAATTCTACACCACAACTATCAACTCGTGTCAACTGTCTCCGCCAACAATTCTATGGAACAACCAAAGCCAGAACAGGCGCAGGACGAGCCCCCGCTGCGTGTTTGGGACCATTTCGGGTTCTTTAGGCCGGCTGTTGGCAATCATCTGCTTTCTAACTTTCTTGCGCGTGGTCCGGTTCACCCTGCCGGCACATAAAGGGACTGCCTGGTGGTCAGCACCAGGTCGCGCATGGTCAGCCAGTCCTCATGGGTCATCGTGCCCAGGGCCATCAGCACCAGATGCATCTTGTGCGCCATCTCGGCCCTGTAACTGGCGCCATCGGTCGGGTCTTCCAGGTCCCGTAAGTTTTCCATCAGCTCAGGGTTCATCCACTGGCGCTCGGCGTCCTGGTAAATTTGCAGAGACACTGAGGTGATGATGTCTTCCAGCCGATAGCCGGTCTGGCGGCCGACCCGATTACGAATCGGCGCTGGCCAGGACTCGACCACCAGGCGGACGCCGTTGGCGGTCTTATGCACGCGGGACACGGTTGGGTACTCTACGTGTTTCATTTGCTATCCCCTCGGCTACAAATTACGGGCGACCATCATGACCGACCCACCCCATCCCAACGTAATCGTTGGGGTCTTCGGGTTGCGAGCGAGTATCCCTCCACGGGGTGATCGTCCACTCCCCAACTGTGAGGGACTTCTCCTCGATGCGACCGAACGCCCAGTCATTCGCCCACTTCTCAAACGCTTGCACGATCTCGACCGGGATGTCAGGGTGCGGCACGCCGACTGTGTCGTCAGCGCCGTCGTATTGCCAACCCCACCAATGGTAGTTTTCGCCCGGGGGTGACAGATTCTCTCCCCACCCAATGCTGACGAGGTAAGTTTCCTCCCAGCGCCCCTCTCGCCCGACTCTGAATCCTTCGTACTCCTGATTCTCCCCCCTGTCCGACTCCGCCCTGTCCCATGCGTTGCTGATGCAGGCACGGATGGCACCAATCGTCCACTCGTTAGTGCTGGCGTAGCCTCCGCCGAGGGTGTCAAAGTCATCAGACACAGACACCTCGACCTTGATCTTGATGCCGTCCTCTGACCAGATGCGCGCGGATGCGATCTCCTTCTTGCTGGAGTACCAACCCGTATCGAATGGGGCATGGTCGGTAAGCGCAGCGGCAAGCTCTGTCTCGCCATCGTCATACCAATCAGACAGGCCCCAATGTGCGCCGTCGCCTTGCGTGAATGTTTTGAGCTTCCTCATTTGCTTTCTACCTTTCTATGGTTACCTGGTCATCCAGGCAGGGGCATCATAGCATAGTGTTTTTGCTACTGTCAACCCAGCATCGCGGCGCGCAGTTCGGCCCAGGATATCCCCGTCCAAGGCCAGCGCGCCATAGGCGGCGTGTCGATTCCCATGCGCACCAGGTCCAGGGCCTGCTCCCCCGCAAACAGCAGCAGCTCCGACTTGTGGGCATGGGCAGTGCCGGGCGGGAAATACTGGACCAGGATGTAGGTCGGGCAGCGCAGGTCTGCGTGCTTGACATGGAAGGCCACCTGGTGCGGAGACAGGGCGATCTTGCGCCCACGCTTGACCACCTTGAGTTCGACCATCACGAACTCCCCATGCGGGAATGCCAGCAGACAGTCCGGGATGCCCAGGTTGACCCGCGATTCAATCCGGGTGAAATGGCAATTTGGGACGTTGTCTTTCAGGCGCTTGTACAGGTTCGCTTCGGGTTTCGTTGCCATCGTTGTCTTCCTCTACGGGCTCTTCCTCGATCTGTCTAGGCGTCACGTCCACAATGGGCCCGGCCTGGCCGCCGTACAGACGCTTGATCTCGTCAAGCTTGCGCATGACCTCTTCCTTGGACATGCTGTCAATCGTCCCGTGCCTGATTTCCTTGCGGTCGATGTAGATCGTGCCCAGCGCCTGGCCGCGGCGATACTCTGCCTGGACGGCCGCGCCATACGCGCCTGCAGCCAGCGCCTGGTCGCGGATGACCTGAAGGTCACGCATGTGCCGCTCGAAGGTGGTGGCGTACTTTTCGCCCAGCTCCCGGCGGCGCTCCTGGATGGCGGCCACGATGTGGGGGCTCTTGTCAGGATCAGTCAGCTCCCGGGCCCGGTTCTTCGCCCAGATTTCACTGTACCCAGCGCGGATCGCGGCTTCCTTGAGGGTCACGTGGCCATCACCGGCCACGAATTCCTCGACGAACTTCCACTCCTGCGGGGTCAGCACCCGGGGCTTGTGGGGCTTGACCGGCGCGGTGATCCGGTCCTCGACCCGCTGGTCCACCCCACCAAGGCTTTTGCCGGCCAAGAACTTTTCATCCTTGTACGTCCGCATCAGGCGACCCTCCACAACCGCCAGCCCTCACCATACTTGCGAATGGTGAACCGCATCCCAGGATGCCGCTTGGCGTACATGTAGGCCGCGCTGCGCAAGTTCTTGATCCAGTCCGCGTCCAGCACCAGGAAGCTGTCGCCCACCGCCATGTCAGGGAAGGGGTAGACCTGCCGTTGGCGGTCGTCAGGCAGGGGGACGTGTCTCTCGATTCTCATAGGCCGATTGTGCAACATTTCCACAGGGTAACGCAACCGCCCGTCCAGGGCAAATTCAGGGGTTTAGTAGAAGAAAAATAACCAATGTATGTTTTTTTTTTTTCAAAAAAAGGTCGCGCGCGCATTTTATGTGAAATTACACCATAGAACACCTTGTAATGTACTGTACACATCTAACCTATTGATTTCATTGATCTATTACACCATTACTTCTATCACGTCATTTTTTAAAAAAAAAAAAT